AATCGTCACCTGCAAAATTTACTCTTTGATTTTGGTCTTGCACAGGCCATTGCGTATTTGTCGTAAAAGCTGTTAGTGAAACCTGTGTTCCATTCACATATAGCTTTGCCCTATTGCTATCTGTCGCTTGCGTAGTATCAAGCATATAAACAATATTATACCAAGAGCCAACATCCCTAAACACACTGTCAGTGTCGTGAACAAACCTGTTCGATGAACTAACACGAGACTGCACAATAATTGTGTCGTCAGTGTTAAATCTTATCTCAAAACCATTAGCTGATGTGCCGACAGTAAATATGCTTTGACTTGTTCCTAAAGAACAACGCTTTACCCATAAACTTATTGTCCAAGTTTTTTGATTGCTAGTGGTTGTTGGGTTCCAATATATATATGCACTATCGTCATCATTAAACCGCAGAGACTGGTCAATGCTGTAGGGGTAAAACGTGCCGCCAGCCGCCCCACTTGCATACATCCATTGGCTTGAACCAAATGCACCCGACATATAAACCCCCTATGCGAACGCCAGTTGCGGCGCACCAAGCAAAATGCTGTTATCTGCTTTGATAATGTATGGCACAACGTCATATGCGCTGTTTGTTGATGATAACGTCAATGTAGCCGCACCAGCCGTTTCATAGTCTGTATGAATTGATAATTCGCCAGCGGCACCGCTACTAGGCTGAATAAATATGATAAAGCCAGTTTGCCCAATGTTGCCAGCCTCAGTTGACGGTTGCGCTAATGTGTTTGCGCCAGATGATAGCGTCACAAAAAAGTTTTGATAACGGTCAAAATCTAGCGTCAAACCACTACTTGTGTTTGTCGATGCTATAGCAACGCCATCGATACGCACGTCAGCGGCGTCATTTGTCTGATCAAATGTAAATAATGTTATCCACGCATCATCATCACCATTGCGTATCTTTAAAATATCATTCGTGGTGTCATACCAAAGTTGATATGCAAACGTGGTCGATGGTGCGCTTGTGCCGCTGGACAGTGATGCCGCCGCAGATAAAGCGTTGTTCAAATCGGCGCGGAATGCCGGAAAACCTTGGTTTGCTATGTTAAAATCGTGCTGTGCCATTTAATAACCCCTTGCCACATAGTCAAAAGTGCGATCAACAGCCGTGTCGGTGCTGTCATAGAAAGTGATCGTAAAGCCGGTGGCCGATTTGCTAGTTATAGCATAATAATCGCCACTTTGTAAGTTGCCTGCCGCAATACCGACACCTTTCAAAACTTTAAACGCCGGTACAAATGTTATCACCTTAGAACCCGCGCCAGATGCGATATCGTTATCTGCAATGACCAAATCAGGCATATCGACCGTGACAGACAATTCTGACACCGCTGGTGTTGATGCAGGGTTCGTTGTTGTTAGTATTGCCCTAAACCTAAACGCACGCGCCTTGTATATGCCAGAAACAAACCGCTGATATGATGACCAAGTTGGTGAACCGGCAGGGTCGCCATCAGTTGTTGACACTTGCAGTTCAACATTTGTGTCACCTAATGTCAGCGGGTCGCCATCAAATAAGCCAGTACGGTCGTCAAAATTGCCGGTAGCTGTGTCAAACAGATCTTCAAAATCGATGCGTGATGTTATTACGCGGCTGGTGACGCGGCTATTGTAAACCGCGCTTAGATCAATAATGCTATCAAATTCATATGTACCAGTCTGTAGCTGATCGATGCCAGTGCCGCCACCATCGAAAAAGCCTGTAGCGTCATCAAACAAACCTGTCGCGCTATCAAAATTGGCATCTGTGTTTAGGACTAGCTGATCATCTGTTACAGCGCAGTTTGTTTTTGTGCCTGCAAATGCGGTATGCTGGTCTAATGTCTCAACAACATTATATTGCCCAATATCATCGACCCGCGCACCCTGTTGCGCCGCGTTGACACTACGGTTGCCAAATTTATCGACCGCCTTGATAAAATATGTGCCAGTGACCGCAGGCACAGTTACCGTATTAGCTGGCCGCGCAACTTTCTCAGCCATTATGGTTGTGTTTGGATATGACGGGCTTGTTGTGTCTGGCGTGTGTCTGATGACATAGTGCGACAAATCTGCGTCTGTCACTGGCGTCCAGCTTAATTGTGCATTTTCACCGACAATGTTGACGCTGAAATTAGTGACATCAGATGGGTAGGCTGTTTTGCCGGTGACAGTGTGTTGCACATCAACAAAAGGCGATCTGGCATTTGCCCCATAAGACCGCACGCGAATGTCGTATATCACATCTGTGATGACATTTGGTATCGTGAAAAACCCACTATCGCTATATCCAAGCGTTATATAGTCGCTATCAGTGCTTTGCTTGTATTCTGCATAAAACTGTGTGACCTGCGGATTTGTGCTACTAGCTGACACCTCAATGGTTGCGACCGGCTGTTGATTGATAGTGACAACACCTTCATCAGTTAAGACAGTTGGTGATGTAAGCGAAAACGGGTCTGGCAGTGTGGTGTTGTCTTGTGTAAATGCTTTTTCGTCTGCATTCCAATCATATACCGCGCTGTTTGTTTCGCGTAATGACAGTGCAACGCTTAACGATGGGTTGCCGGCATCATCCGCTGATGTAACTAACGACCATTCTGCCACCTCAAAAACCTTGCTTGAAAAACCTAAACGGCTGTTTGTCACATAAACAGTGTCACCAACTTGCAGATCAAATGCTTTCATACCGAAATTGCCCTGCAACAAGATCTGTTGCCGGTTGCGATATAGTGCAATTTTGGCTAACCGCTGTGCCATTGGTGATGACGTTGTATATGGCAAATCGTAATCTAAGAAACGCCGCGTGCCGCCATCTTCAGTTTCAAATGTACTGCTAGTCAACGCCGGATAATCTGTGACGATATAGTTGGTTTCTGGCGGCGCAAATATGCCTTTGATCGCGTTATAGTTATCACGCTTCGATTGTTTGGTTTGCAACGTAATTGGACTGATCAAATCGTTTTCGTCAAGCGTGATAGTTGGCGTTGTATATTCTGCAACTTTGATTGAAAATTTGCCGTTGCTGTATGACAACAAACCGCCACAGCTTGTGATCATTTCTTCTAATATGCGCTTTGGTGCGTTTTCTGTTGTGAACGTGCCGTGGATTTCATAACGGTTTTCTGTACCGCCACCAGATATAGTCGCATCAAGCGCAACATCTTCATCACAAGCGTTTGCGGCGGCATTAAATGCGGTTTCATTGATTTCTGATGCGGCGGCGGCAAAACCATATTTAGTGTTTGTCAAATAATCGCGTATCGCTAGTGCAGGGTTTGCACTAAATGCGGTTGTCGCTGTGCGTGGGTCATAAAGTTTTTTGCCGCGAACCAATGCGCTAAAATTAGGCAAGCCAGACGGGAAGGCATCGCGGTCGTATTCTAGCCGCACATACATATATGCAATGCCGCTTAGTTTGTGGTCACTTGTCCAATCGCCACCGCTTTCAGTAATCAAATTCGCATTAGCGGCTTGACCATCTGTGCCAAGCGCAGTTTCAACGCGCACTAAACCGGCATATTGATCAGGTGCGGTGCATAAACCATCACCATCCAATGTTAATTCGATGTCATTGCAAAATATTTTTTGATAGCTATCGATTTCGTGCGAACACAACAAAATAACCATATGCAAAAATTTATTGTCATCTGTTGATTGCACATAACCAAGCACGCCAGAAACGCGCGTTTCGCCATAAACAAAACGCCGTGGCACCGTTGGCTGTTTGATCATTTGGGTGCGGTTCGCACCTTCGGTCGCAAAACTGCTGTAATCCGGCAAATCTTGCCGCGCGGCCATTGCATAACCGGCACTTGACAAAGCAATAGTAGTCGCGGCCATCGTCCAGTTGCCGGTGAAAGCATAAGTTGCGGCAATAATAAGTGTTACCGGATCTTTTATAGCCTCTTTAAAGCCACCGAAAAAATCGCTAACCCAACTCATACTAGCCGCCCCACACTATTTCTTTGTCTTGCAGATCAGCGATATATTCCAAACCTCTATCATTCGGAAAATCTATTTTCTGATCTTCGCTAGTATACCGCCGCACCCGTGGCACATCCAGATCGATCAACCTGCTTTCGCCATTTACCGTTATCTGTGCGCTATCGCCGCTTTCGGATATGTTCATCACATCCACCTGGCCACGAAAGGCAACATATGGCGTGTCTATGATTGCGCCAGATGCGTCCAAGGTGCCAAAATACAACGTCATCGTGCGGCCTTGATAGTTTTGATTTAAAGCTGGTGAAATTATTGACGATGGCAGGCCAGTAAACCCTATTGACACACCGTTTGCGCGGATTTCGCCGGTTTCTTCAAGTTCGCTGATGCTCATCATGTCACCACCGCCAAGATAGGTTTCACCGCCACTAGTCAAATCA